AGAGTGGCTGGAACTGGCGTAAGCGCGTAATACAAATAATTAAAGTGCTCCTTCGGGAGCACTTTTAATACGGAGAATCAAATGGGTTTTAAAAACGACATACAAGCTACTAGATCTGATGCTGCAGCAGGCGCAACAGCTATCATAGAGCCACCAGTAAGATTAAGAGGTATAATTATTGCTTCTGATGGTGGAGGCGCAGGTGTTCTAGAACTTACAACAACATCAAATTCAGGAACAACTTTATTTCTTGCAGATATCCCAACAGGTGATGTAATTAATTTTAATTTTCCTGAAGATGGAATTTTGTTTCCAAAAGGGATTTTTTGTAAGACTAAAACAAATGTTACTGCATATACTCTATTAACAGACAAATATTCTGGTCCTAATTTAACAGCAGGATAGGAGGTCTAAATGGCTAACGTAACCTCGGGTTCTTATACTTTTGATAAGAACCTTGGAATAGATGAAATTATTGAAGATGCATACGAACGTATTGGGATGCAAGGGGTTTCTGGCTATCAGCTTAAAACTGCAAAACGATCTTTAAATATTTTATTTTCAGAATGGGGAAATAGAGGATTACAATTTTGGGAAGTAAAAAACCAAAATGTTACATTAGTTGATGGACAAGCGGTATATACTTTTTTTAGATCCCCGAGTGATGGTACGTCAAGCGGCATTAGTACAACTTTATCTGCTGGTATAAATACAAGCGTTACTACAATTGGGGTTGCTTCAGTTACAGGATTGCCTACAAGCGGTATAATTATTATTGGAACAGAACAAATTACTTATTCTGGAATTTCTTCATTAAACCTAACAGGATGTGTTAGAGGCGTTAATGGCAGCACAGCTGCTACTCATAGTACAAGTGATGCAGTTTTACAATTTCCAATTGGTATGACCGATATTCAAGAAGCAGCTTATAGAGTTAAATCTACTTCTGTTGATACACCAATGACTAAAATTAGTAGATCTCAATATCAAGGTTTTTCAAATAAAACTTCTAAAGGTTTACCAAACCAATACTGGGTCCAAAGATTTATTGATAAAGTTACAATGACTTTGTATTTAACACCAGGTGCTTCTGAAGATGGAAACTATATTAATTTTTATTATACAAAAAGAATTGATGATGTAGGTGCATACACAAATGCAACTGATGTTCCTTACAGATTTATACCATGTATGATTGCAGGATTATCATATTACTTAGCTGTAAAATATGCACCACAAAGAGTTCAAGAATTAAAATTATTATATGAAGATGAATTGTTAAGAGCAGAAGACGAAGATGGTTCTTCTAATTCTACTTACATATCACCTAAAATATATTACCCAGGTATTGGTTAATGACTACTTTTTCACAAGGTAAGTATGCTTTAGCAATATCAGATAGATCTGGCATGGCTTTTCCATACAACGAAATGGTTAGAGAATGGAATGGTGCCCTGGTTCATATTTCAGAGTACGAGCCTAAACAACCACAATTAGAACCTAAACCTACAAGTGCAGATCCACAAGCTTTACAAAGAGCAAGAACTGCTAGAACAGAATTTCCAACAGAAGATTTTTTACCACAAGACCCTATTACAACTACAGCTGCAGATGCAACAGTTTCTATTTCTTTTCCAAATGGTGCAATGCAAGCAAATGATTTTTTTAGACTAAGAGATATTAAATCTCCAGTAGGTGGTGTTGCAATAACTACTTTACAATTATCTACAACTTTAAATGGTGCAATTACAGATTCAGCTACTACAATTACTTTAGCTGATGCATCAGCATTTCCAACATCAGGTTTTGTTGTAATAGAAAAAGTAAACAGCACAACAGGATTTTATGAAAATGAAGTTATTGAGTACACTGGAAAATCTTCAAACGATTTAACTGGATGCACGAGAGGAACAAGTGCTCCCTACAGAGGGGTTAGTCCTGTAAATACAACAGCAAGCTCACATGCAACTGGAGCAAAAATTTTTGGAGCTTATAAAATATCTTTTCTTGAAGAAACAGAAGAACTCGCTGGATATAATGATAGCAGTGGTAATCCTGCTCTTACAACAACCCAAGTAGGATTTGGTTTTGAACTTGTGAGTAATGCTAGTAGTACAGAAACAGGAGGCGGTTTACAGTGTACAGTTGGACCGATTAATGATAGAGGTTAATTATGTCAGGAGTTAAAAAATACGATTACAGCACATTAACTGCAGCAATAAGAAGCTATAGTGAAGTAGATAGTGATGTTTTTACACAAGCAATTATTGATGAATTTATAATGGCGGCTGAATTTAGAATCTATCAAGAGCTTCCTATGGACTCTGCTAGGTTTGTTCAAGAAGGTACATTAGCTGCTGATGATAATACAATTAATGCACCAGCTGGTGCTTTGTTTATAAGAGGTATAGAAGTATTTAATTCTACTTCAGCTACTACAGGTAACGGAAGTTGGTTAGAGAAAAAAGACCAAACATATTTATCAGAATATACAGATAGATTAACAGGGCCCGAAGGTGATAGGACAGCCCAAGATGTAACAGGTTTTCCTAAATATTATGCAATGTTTGGTGGTGCGGATAATACTACAGACACATCATCAGGAGGCATGTATTTAGCTCCTACACCTGACGCTAATTACAAATTTAGAATATATTATAACAAAATGCCAAACGGCCTTGGATCAGGCACTGGTTTTAATAACAACACATATTTAAGCACATATTTTCCACAGGGTTTATTATATGCATGTCTAGTCGAGGCTTATGCTTTTTTAAAAGGTCCAGTTGATATGTTGACATACTATGAAAATAGATATAAAAATGCAATACAACAGTTTGCAGGAATGCAGCTTGGAAGACGAAGAAGAGACGATTACACTGACGGCACTGTTAGAATACAAGTTAAATCTCCGTCTCCGTAACAAGGAGTAAAAAATTATGGCAATATCATCAGCGATTTGTAACAGCTTTAAACAAGAAATTTTAGTTGGTACTCACAACTTTACTGCATCATCTGGAAATAGTTTTAAATTAGCTATGTACACAAGTTCAGCATCTTTAGGTGCAAGTACAACAGCTTATAGCACATCAAATGAAATCTCAAATACATCTGGTTCAGCTTACACAGCTGGTGGAAAAGCACTTACAAGTGTTACTCCTGTTTTAGATGGTTCAACAGCAGTTTGCGATTTCGCAGATATTAGTTTTACCTCTGCATCTTTTACAGCAAATGGTTGTTTAATTTATAACGATACACAATCTGATAAAGCATGTGCAGTAGTTGCATTTGGTGGTGATAAGACTGTATCAAGCGGAACTTTTACAATTCAATTTCCTGCGGCAGCAGCATCAACAGCTATAATTCGAATAGCATAAGGAGGCACTCCTTATGTCCATAGCACAAACGTTCACAGTAACGGTAGTCAGCACTGGGGGCGGTAATAAATATTTTATTGATGGAGTCCAACAAGACACAGTAATGATCGGTGCAGGTCTTACTTATAAGTTTGATCAATCAGATAATTCTAATGATAACCACCCTTTAAGATTTTCAAGCGATAGTGACAACTCAACTCCTTACACTGTAGGTGTAACTGCAGTTGGAACTCCTGGTCAAGCGGGTGCGTATACTCAAATAGATGTTCAAAGTGGTGCACCATCAACTTTATATTATTATTGTACTAACCACAGTGGAATGGGTGGTACAGCTAATACAGATGGTTGGGGTCGTTCTTATTTTGGACAAGCTGATTGGGGAGATACAAATATTATTGTTGAAGGTTGGGGAAGACTTGGATGGGGAGCTCAAGCATGGGGTGAAGCACCTGGGGTAACTCTTTCTGGACAACAAGCAACTTCAGCAGTAGGAACAATTACAGCAGAAATTAAACCCGGTTGGGGTACTCTTGATTGGGGTGAAAATGGTTGGGGCAGCGTTGAAGAAGGTATAGAAACTTTAACTGGTCAATCTGCAACTGCATCTGTAGGAACAATTACTCCTTCTGACGTTGTAGGATTAACTGGTCAAGCAGCAACAACTTCTGTTGGTGCATTTACAGGAACAGGTGCAATTATTCTTTCACCTACAATTACACCAACAGGTCAAGCAGCAACAGTTTCTGAAGGTCAATTAAGTTTAAATAATGGTGCAGACCATACCCAAGGTTTAACAACATTAGTTGCAACGACTGCGATAGGTTCTATTAGCCCAGCAGATGTTGTAGGTATTAGCAGCGCTGGTGTCGCAACAACAGCAAATGGAACTATTACTACAAATGCAGAAGATTTAATTGACGTAACTGGAGTTGGTGCAACTTCTTCAGTAGGATCATTAACACTAGAAATAGGAGTTCCTTTAACAGGAGTTTCTGCAACGGTTTCTGTAGGAACAATTTTACCCGCAGACGTCGTGGGATTAACTGGAGTTGAGGCAATTTCTAGTGTAGGAAATGTTGCTCCATTAGGATATGGAGATGTTGATATTACTGGAAATACAAGTTATAATGCTGTTGACGTGACACACGAAACATCGTATACAGACGTAACACACGCAGCATAGGAGAACAAAATTATGGCTTCAACATACACACCTCTTGGTGTAGAACTAATGGTAACTGGTGAAAACGCCGGTACATGGGGAACAAAAACTAACGCTAACTTATCTTTATTCGAACAGTTAACTGGTGGCTATTCAGCTTTATCTATTGCAGGTGGAGCAGGAACTCAAGCGTTAACTATTGTAGATGGTGCGATTACTGGAACAGCTCAATTTAGAATGATTGAGTTTACAGGAACTATTTCTGGAAATAGAATTATAACTATTCCAAATGACGTAGAAACTTTTTATTTTTTAAGAAACTCAACATCAGGCGCTTATACAGTTCAATTTAAATATGCAACTGGTTCAGGCGACACTCATACTTTTGCTACTACAGATAAAGGTGATGCTATTTTAGTTGCAACAGCAAATGATGGTAGTAATCCAGATATATACAAAGTAGCAACTGGAGACGTAACTCTTACTGGAACACAAACTTTAACAAACAAGACATTAACTTCACCTAAAATTGGTACATCTATTTTAGATACTAATGGTAATGAATTATTACTATTAACAGCCACAGGTTCAGCAGTTAACGAACTTACACTAGCTAACGCTGCTTCAGGAAATGCACCTAGTATTACGGCTTCTGGAGAAACTAATGTAAGTCTTAACCTAGTTCCAAAAGGGACAGGTCAGGTTCAAATTAATGGTAATACAGCATCAACAGTAGGAAAAGCTATTGCAATGGCATTAGTTTTCGGATAAAAAACAATTAGGAGAAATAAACTATGGCAAACCCAAATTTAGTAAATGTAACATCGATAACAGGTGAGTCGGTACAAGCAGCTTTGACTACTACTCTTACTACAGAGATTTTAGCAGCAGCATCAGATACACTTGTAAAAGTAAACAGTATTATAATAGCTAACATTGACGGAACAAATGCAGTAGACGTTTCAGTTTTTATAACTAAATCAGGTGGATCACCTGTAGCAATTGCAAGTACAATTTCTGTGCCAGCAGATGCAACTTTAGTTGTAATTGATAAAAATTCAGCTCTTTATTTAGAAGAAGGTGACAATCTTGAAGCTGGAGCTGGTGCTAACTCAGATGCAACTATCACTGTTAATTACGAAATACTAAACGACGCGTAGGAGGTCTAAGCTATGGCAAATGGCGGAATCATAGGACCTATCAATACCGTAACGCAGTCACCCGTTCCTGCAAACAATGTAGCGTTCACAGCATCAGGTACATATAATAAATCAGCAGGTTATCCAGGCGCAGGCGCAACTGTTATGATTCTTGCAGGTGGTGGTGGAGCTAGTGCTGAACACGCAGGTGGTGGTGGAGCTGGTGGTTTGTTAATGTTAACTTGTCAAACAGTAGCTAGTGGAACAACAGTAACTATCGGTGGTGGCGGAGCAGGTTCATCTGCTTACTGTCACGCAAATGGAACTAATACAACTTTTGGATCTTTAACAGCAGCCGTTGGTGGTGGTAGAGGTGGAGCTTATGCTAACTCTGCAAGTGCTGGTGGTTCAGGTGGTGGAGGAGCAGGAAGTTGTTCTGCAGGTCCTACATCTAATTCAGGATTTCCAGGAACAGCATGTCAAGGTAATGGTGGAAAAAACGCACCGGGTGGTGGACCAGGTTCTGGTGGTGGTGGCGGTGGAAAAGGTTCAGGCGGTGGTACAGGAAATCCCGGTGGAAGTGGTTTTGATGTAACTCCAGTATTTGGATCAGCACCTCAACCTTTTTATGTAGCTGACGATCCAAACGCAGGTCCTTCTGCACCAGGATTATTTGCTGGTGGTGGAGGAGGTAATTCAGGAAATCCAGGATCACTTGTCCCAGGTGGACCAGGTGGTGGTGGAAACGCAGGTGGTGGAGCACCAAGTCCTACAGGAAATTGTAAAGCAGGAGCAGGAGTAGCTAATACTGGCGGTGGTGGCGGTTCTATGAGAACTAGTGGTGGTGGAGCTGCAGGAAAAGCTGGTGGTTCAGGTATTGTAGTAGTTAAAGAAGCTTCTTTTGATAAAAACGTAGCACCTGGAGTTTGGGATATGAACTCAGTTTATGATTTTGTAAAAGCTAATAATTGGGTTAGTTAATTGACTAATTGACAGAGGACTAAAAGTAAAATATAAAATATTAGAGGAGTATAAATATGGCACATTTCGCAGAATTAGAAACAAAAGTTGATCCAACAGGTTTCACATCAGATGAGCAACAAATTGTTAAAAGAGTTGTAGTTGTTGGAAATGACTGTGTTACTTCAGATATGCACATTGATGGAGAAACATGGTGTATTAATTTTTTTAAGGGTGGGGTTTGGAAACAAACTTCTTACAATAATAATTTTAGAAAATCCTATGCAGGAATAGGAATGGTTTATGATCCTGTAAAAGATAAATTTTTAGCAGCACAACCTTATGCTTCATGGTCATTAGATGCTGATGATAATTGGCAAGCGCCAATAACTTATCCAACAGTTACAGATGATGGTGAAGACCCTAGTATATGGAGATATCATATTTCTTGGAATGAAACAAAATACAACGCTGACAACACTAAAGGTTGGGAAGCAGTAAAATCAAACGACGAAGCGGAAACACCCACAGTCTACGACTGGAACGGCACAGCTTGGGTGTCCGAATAGGAGACTCATATGGCCAGAAGTAATGGCGGAATAATCGGTGTAAGTAACAAAGCT